GATTAACGGACTGAGCCGGCCGGCCTAAGCCATGCACTAATCTAAATAAAAGAAAAAGGAAAACTAACGCCGTCAACAGCATTAGGGAAAACAATTTTCCTTTATTTAGATTAAACGCTGTTGAAAACTAAGACCAAGCGCGTTTAAAACTTGGAATACTCTAACCGAGTAGGTAACTTTATAGTTAGTCAAACTATGCATATATGAACTTGTGAGTGTCAGGGACATAAGCTGTACCCTCTACCAATGGCACGGTACACAAGAAGAAACCAAAAGAGAAGTCGTCAGCAGCCGCTCTAAATACTCGAGAGTGGCTCATGGAGGCCTGACTGGCTGTAATTTGGATCTTAGTACCAGGTTCATACTCATTGTAGGCTATGCTCGTATTATATGCATGCATCTTGTTCATTTTGCAATGCGTAGTGGAGTAAAACGGAATTTGCAATTGGTACCCGTTGTTCGGAATTTCTGAGTGGATAACACAATTCCTGACTGGTTCATCGAACACTAATGTGCCGTTAGTTAGCAGGTGCGGCGATGAATAACCATCAGCGCAGGGTGTGAGAGTTGTAACCCAGTGCTTAATCACTGAGGAGGCTAGTAATGCAGTGCCCCTAATGCGAATTCCACCCCGTTGATAACCGTAACAGAGCCCGAAATAATCTATGTAATCGATTGGGTTTGCGGGAGTAATGTTCAAGATTGCAGGGAAAGGATTAATGCGGATGAGAGAGGGTTTGAATTCTATACCAGCTGCATCTGATTCGGTATAGAAGTAAGAGCAGTATTTCTTTAAAATCTGCCTAAGACTAGTTACAGTTTCTCCTATGCAAATTGCGGAGTTAGCGTTACCAATAATTGGCGCAACGCCAAGAGGAGACTCCTGGCCAACGCGCGATGAATTTGTTTCACCTGCCACATCCATGCCAAGGGCTTCGGGAACTGCTATTTCTTCATCTATTAACTTTAAGGCAGGAGTAAGCCCGGGAACTACCGGTACGGTGCTGATACCTCTGGGCATCGAGAACTCGAAGTCAGGGCCGGCACTCACCTCCATTAAGATAGTGATGTAAGGATTAACGGTGGTGGGGGCTCTCAGTTTCGATTCTACAATGAGCCACGCCGAACCACTGAACTCTGTGGTACGCAACCAAGGGCGAATGCTGACGTAAGGTACTGTGACTGTATACTCATTACAGAGTCTAACATCAATAATTTCCCTATACAGAGAGCACGAGTTCGCAATGGTGACATTGCCAGTTGCCGGTCCAGGGTCAAACGTGAACAACAAACGTCCAGAATGGAACTCTGTCTTGGTAAATTTGAATGTGAAATTTAACGACCCACGCCAACATTCAAAGGCTTGCGCGTAATAACTTAAGGGCGTGGTGTGAGCATATCCAATTGTGCTCCAGGTGGCACTCTCGTAGAACGAAGCTGGACTTATTGCGGTATTAAAGATTATCGCATCTTCTACCTGATCTACGGACCAGTTCGCATTTTTATAATAGGTTGGAATCTTAAGAACGCTCTGAAGGGACATTTCGTCTTCTTCTGAGCCAACAAACCTACTAAGCGGCGTAATTGAATTTTGTGATGAAAGCCCCAAGTTTGCGGCATTGTCTACATAGTCTACATTGCAATGACCGCCAAAGTTTTCTTGACACATTTTTGTTGGTGGTGTGCTATTCAGAGGTTTAGATGCCCCATACGAGTACGCAACACCCCGAGCGAAATCTGAAACCCAAGATGGAATTGACATTATTGATGAAAGGAGGGGTACATTCGCCTTCAAGATAGCACTTGCACCAGCACCCAACGTATGCGCCACCGTTTTAAGTTCTGGATTACTGACCTCTTCATTCGAGTTCCCTCTCATAATATTTCTCCTAGAGCTAACCACGCCACGCGATTGCGGCCTAGCGGGATACGCCAGTTCGATATCTTCACACCATGCCCAAAGTTGAACTGCTAAGTTGTTGGTACCAGTAGGAGTCTTCAGTGGACTATAAACCATAAGGGTGGCAACACCAAATGGACCGACACCAGTGGTAGTACAATAGTGTGAAAATGGGCTGGCATACGGCACCTTTAGGGTGACTGCCGTATCAACCGAAACGTCAAAGTCGACGCGGGGTAACTGTGTAGAGTACATTATATGACTATTAGCTTGAGCATATTTGTCCGTATTTACCTGGCCCTGGGGAAACCAAGTCAGAATGAGTCGACCTTGTTGGAAACGTTCGCAGTTGATGACCACTCGAAACACCATAGAGGCTCTAAAGCCATAGAAATTAGTAATTTTAGAAGCATACATCGTGTTGGACAACAATGATTCTGGAAAGTTATAAGCGTTAATAACCGCTCCCATGGCAGCGGCCGTCCCCCAAGTAGGCGAGTCAATTAAAATAGGTCTTTTCAAAAAGTCCTTTAGAGTGTGTTCATTGACATCACTCATACTGAGATCTAGCATAGGGTCTGGTAGAGCAAACGAAGGAGTTGTCAACGTTGCCACTACTTTATCGTCTGCAAAGCAAGTTATTTGTTCTTCGTCGCAAATTGCGACCACCCGTTGGGGTTCAGTTGTTGGGTTGTTATTGTTGTTGTTGTTGGCAGCAGGTGGTATACTTCAACGTTCCTACACCTATTGGAACATTTGCACTCTGGTGCACTGGGTCTTGGAGGAATGCTCCGGGCGCCCCTGTGCGGTAAGACTAAATAGTCCACCCTCTAATTCGGCAGCATGCGTTTCCCATTATTGTCCAGAGATTTGGCCTGGGAGACGAAGATCACACCGAAAGTGACTGTGTCCAAGTAGCTCGTCAGACTACTATCGTGCTATATAAAAGACATTACGCAACGATGTCAGTAGTAGTTTATAGTCAACCACGACTAGCGTTCACACAAATTTAGAAGAAGACCTGCGAATTCCTCACCATCCTCCGAAGCAGTTGTTGATCAACAACAACTGGAACATGGCCAAAGGTGTCGAAACACTTCCGCAGCATTATTGGGGCCCACGTGTCAAACGTGACCTTATCGTGGAGAGCCAGCTCCTTCATTGAGTTTTCAAGATTTACCATGCACCTCTCATTCATATCTGGGCCTTTCTTTACCCAGTATGCTATTTGTAAAACGGTCTCTAACTCCAGAGGCGCAAGAAATCTTGAATCACCAGCGTCCCATGCGAAGCTTCGTTTCAAGAAACTAACTTCTGACAATTTTCGGTAGGGCGCTGCTTCCCCTGACTCCTTTGTTTCCGTTGTATACGTGAGTCCTATTGTGGCAAGGGCCTCTGAAATAGAATTTTGGTTGTACCAGCCAACACAATCTACAGAAATATTGGCGACTACATCATCTCCATACGCGATCATTTTCACGTTGTCATCGAATAGCTTTATTGCCATATATCCTTCTCGGTGTAGTATGCACCAGGCATACCTAAAATATAGATTAACCGCAAAGGTGTTAACAATTGTAGTTAGTGGGTTACCCGATGGCATTCCAATATTCCACATGTATATTAGATCATCGTTAACGTGGATGGAATTGTAAATCTCAGCAAATAATACATTACGGATCACTCCGTCTTCCGCGCTGCCACCACAGAACCAGGATATCGAATTACCTATTATTTGTAGGATCGAAGCTGAATGCGAACCATCAAAGTTCTTAAAGTCGCCAGCGACCACCCTATCTCCAAGGCCAGTTAAATGCGAGGCTAGTTGTGACCATTGGTCAGAATAACAATTAACACCCACAGCTGATCCATTCTCTATTGGGTTCAACATTATAAATCTACAGAACGGAAGAAAGTACATTCTCATGACAATGACCAAAGCTAATGGTGCACAGGATATTAGACGAGTTCGATTCTCACTCTTCTTCTTGAAGGTGACCACCTCATCTTTTAAGCTATCTACATACACGTGCAAGGAACGTTTACCCTTTGCAGCGAGTTGTAATATCTTCGCACATTCGTCTTTTAATTTTATACATTCTTTGCTAGACAAGTCGTAATCAACTCCTTTTCCAAAGAAAGCTTCCTTTCCTTTATATCCAGGGGCTGGATCCAACACGTACGGAAAACCCGCACTGGTGCTTCGTGGAATGGCTTCAAAAAAAGGCACTCCAGGGATTCCACAGCAAGCTTCTTCAAAGCTTATTGGACTGAAATTGAAGGAACCGGGATCTTTCAATTGGGTCAGTTTATTTAAATAACTCGCGGCGCAGATATTAACCAAATTCAGATCTACATTGCACAAATTGCCACCATACCTTTCAACAGCGCTGATAATTGGATCTGGTGTACTTCCATGCGCACTAAGATTGGCGGGAGTCTTGGTGCATGGTGTCCACGCTGAGTGTAAGGGAGACTTGCGGATACTTGATGAGCGTGCCCTTGGCACTGGTTTCGAAATCTTCCTCAGGCCCAAGAATGAACCGGCAAAGGGCGTTGAGCACTCGGCTTCACCTATAGCTTCCAAAACATCTTCCTCGATTGGCACCATAGTCTCTTTGTTTTCAGTATCTAAAATATCGCACAGTCCTTCTATGTCCTCGGAACTGAGTATATTGCAGATTCCGAAGCCTGAAATTTCGCCATGGCCTGCCACGTGTACTCCAACTAGTTTGCCGGGTCCAATTGACTTACAATTTAGTAGTACTGGAGAACCGCAGTCACCTGCACGCGTACCGCATACATATCTTAGACAGTCCCGCAAACACCATGAGACATTGTTGCCGGCAGACACTTGTTTGTTAGCTATTCTCCTGGCTTTGCAAGACAAGATGTTGATTCGCTTAGAACGTGTTGCCAACACTTGAACATTCCACTCTAGGGGTTTTGCCAAATTCGCTTCGGATAGGAAATACTTAATTATGTTCGGGTGCAGGAAACCAATCTGTCCCACATCTACAATTGCGATATCTTGATCATCGGTCTTTTCGGAACAAGTTCCATCGATGATTCGGGCAACAGGAACTTCCAACTGCTGGCCAGTTTCACAATTATGAAGGGTTACATTCTCACCACGGATATCTTCGTCAGCTTCTATTTGGGCATCTAGAATGTCAATGTAGTGCCTTGGCACAAGTGCATAAGTGCCTTTCACGAACAACATATGCCCAACTATTTCTTCCCCGTGCCAACCAAACTTCATCGAATATAGAGAGCGTTTTATGACCTTGTTAGCCATCTGTTCAGCATTAAGATCTAAGCTTTCCGTCTTTCCCGTGGCAGAACGGCGAATTTGTCTCCTACTTTTTGGTGCACTTTTCCCATCCCTAACTACGTATTCCGGAGACGGTTTATCAAAGAAAAACTTCTTGACTAACATTGTAACGCCACTAACAGCACCACCGACTATCAAGGCCGTGGCAAAGTAGGACATTTGCGTGATGAATACGTTGGAAATCTGTCCGCATATCGGGCTGCCTGTGACACGGACCACATGGATTCTTATCATTTCCTGCGCCACGAGCAACGGGAATAGAAATCTGTTCATTGAACCATTTGAAACGCCACTCTTGAGCACACCAACGCGTGCCAGAAATGTGGTGATCCTACCATGTCCCATTTCTTCCAAAAATTTCTTTGTGAGAGATTCCGAGTCGGGTGCGCTGCCATGCATTTCTAAGAACCTGTCTTTGATTAGAAATATCCAAAAGCGCCAAAAATGCACACAACTCTTACTCTTCAGTACATTCCACAATTCAGGGTCATCTTTGACAATTCCATATTGGTCACCATTTTCTTCGACCCAACGTAGAAGCATGCCTACGGGATAATACTGAGAAAAATGGGACAATTTCAGGTTGTTGACTTCTGTCCAATCGTGCATCGCATCTACTATGGGCTCTACGATATCCGGGATCAAGAAGCCAGTAGAATGGTCGCCTTTGGTACTACGGTAATAGTCATTATTTAATGTAGAATCCCAAAAGTCAGAGATAGCTTCTTGCTCCAATTGGGGGTCGTATTGATGCATTATTGACGCGACTGGATTGTATTCGCCTTGTTCTAACTCGTTTATTTCATTGCCATTGGGGTCAAAACCATTTGCAATCGACTGTGGTACAGCATTATCATAACCATTCTTGATAAGATCATTTAGCTTGTCGAGATAATTATTGCTATTTTCGTTAAGCCGCTCATAGATTGCAATTGAACTAGCGAGAAGTTGATCGAACTTAATAGGAGTAATATCAATATAGTGCTTGTTCACAAGGTTGTATCTTCTGAAATGGTACACACCAAGATTGAACTTGCCTCTATGTTCGTCTTTGAGCTCCAATTTCACATTGTTTCCAACCAGTGCGGGCACAGGAGGGTTGCAAAAAGCTGGGTCTAAGCTCACGTCAAACACCAGCTGAAAGCGGCGTTTCACTGCATCTGAAGAGATAAGTGAATTGATCTCTATTTCGCCGAGATTCGTTGTACAGACTATTATTCGTGATGAAAATACCGTGGCTCCCTTTTCTTCTAACGATGCCATGTGGCAGATATTTTGGAATAGGTTTGAACATCGGATGATGTCCATAAATTCGTTCTCACCTTGACCAATGACGTCCCTTACTTGTCCAAAGTCATCGAAAACTGTGACGAGTTGACCAACATAACCGTCCCAGTATTTATGTTCCTGCTGACGGGCGTAAATGAACGCTTGTTGATCTATCGCTAACCGTTCGAGATCCTCTTTAGATAAGATTTTGTGCAACATCGCCACAATATATGGCATAGTAAGCCAAGATTTTCCGACACCAGTCGCACCCCGTATTAGAATACACAACGGTTCAGCCCTCGGACCCCTTCCGAATGAACTGCTCTTCCCTAACACATTCATGAGATTCTTAAGAATACCCATATACATGTGTATGGCAGATACGATTCTGGCATCTTCAGTGCCTGGTGAACCCCTGAGCAACATAGACCGTCCTTGCATTAAAAGATTCATCACTTTTCTAGCATTGTCTTTTCCGATGAACATTGTACCCTTAAGATGGTCGGCACTTAAATCTTCGCATGCCATGCACCAACTTTTGAGTTCCAATGGCAAGTGGTCAAGCATATCAGAGGGGGATTTCTTTAGCCAAACCACATCAATCCACTGCTTGACAGCAAGTCCAACTGACTTTAACCAATCGAAAAGATCAGCTACGCCCTGATTCGTTCTTTTGAAGTTAGCCAACCTAACATACAAAGAGTCAAACATTTTGCCTGTATTCTGTTTTGGCATATAGAACGTGGATATTGCATGAAACATTGCTATGAGGAGTTTATTGAGCAAATCGTGATTCATTTCCTGAACTAAAGATTCAGGCTGAGTAGTTGATCTGGACAATAATTCAGAAGATAACTTCTCCCACAAAGTGATAACATCAACACTTTTAAACGCGTAGATTCCTAGTGAGACAGTAACTAGACCTAGCCACCTCTTCTTGCCGGTCTCAACGAATTTGTATAGGCAAAGAGCTCCTGCCAAAGAGCATGATATTTGCAAACCCATTTCTTTGAACTTGGAATACAATGTATCGGCTATATTGTCGGCGTTCAATCCTAAATTGATATTGACTCCATTTGCAGTACTATTGTTGATGTTACCCAACATCTCCTGCAGTACAGGTAAGATACCTTGGAAACCCTCTGATAGGTTGCGAATTTCTTCGGCGGCTTCCCCTACATTATCACTAGCCTGAGAGACAGACGGAAACAGTAGGCTACCTAAAGACTCAGGTGAAATAGGAGGACCACTCTCTGGAAAGCACAATTCAGATTCTTGAAATTCTTCAAGGTTCTTATTGGCTTGGTTCAAAAGCCAGGTGTAAT